GCGGTGGCCTTCGCCGAAGCGGCGCTGGCCGCCGCCACGCCGCCCGCTGACCCGGCCACCGAACTGACCGACCAGCTGGCCGCAGACGCCACGGCGCGCCAGACCTGGGGTGCGATGGTCGAGCAGGTGCAAGCGCTCGTCGAGCGCGCCGGCAGCCTGGCTGAGCTGCAGCGCGCGCTGACCGAGGCCTACGGCGGCCTGGACTCGGACCAGCTCGTGCGGGTGATGGCGGCCGCCCTGGCGCTGGCCGAGCTGCGCGGCATGGCCGACGTGGTCGACGAGGTGCGGGCGGAGCAAGGCTGATGCCGCAGCAACAAGACATCACCGTCGGTGTCGGCTTCAAGCAGCCTTTCCAGGCGCAGCTGGACTTCTTCCGCGCCAAGCTCAACCTGCCCACCGAGCGGTGGGACGACATCATGCGGTCCGCGCACGACCGGGCGTTCATCGTCGCGGGCGCGGCCAAGGCTGACCTGCTCCAGGATCTGCGCCAGGCGGTGGACGATGTGATCGCCAAGGGGGGCAGCATCGGTGCTTTCCGCAAGGACTTCGCCGCGATCGTTGCCCGCCACGGCTGGACGGGCTGGACCGGCGAAGGCACCGCTGGCGGCCAGGCCTGGCGCACCCGCGTCATCTACCAGACCAACCTGCAGACCAGCCATGCGGCAGGGCGCTGGCGCCAGCTCAACGATCCGGCCGTGCGGGCGGGTCTGCCGTACTGGGAGTACGTCCACCGCGACGGCGTGCTGCACCCGCGGCCGCAGCACCTGGCATGGCACGGCCTGACGCTGCGCCATGACGACGCCTTCTGGCGCCGCCACTACCCGCCCAACGGCTGGGGCTGCCACTGCCGCGTTCGCGCCCGGGCCAGGCCGCGTGCCGGCATGCCGATCGAACGGCCTGCAGACTGGGACGAGATCGACCCGAAGACCCAGACGGTACGCGGCATCGACAAGGGCTTCGACTACGCACCAGGTCGGACGTGGCACCCGGACCTGGACAAGTACCCGCCGGAGCTGGCGCGACAGGTGGTCGAAGCGAACCTGAAGGATGGCGTGTTCGACCGATGGCTGGCGCAGGTTGCAAAGCGCATCACCGATCAGCGCACCGCCGACGCCAGTTCGATGGACCTGCGCAAGTCGCTGGCGCGTGGCGAGCGGGTGCCTGTAGCGGTATTGGATGAGCCTGGGCAGCGCGCCATGGGCATCCAACGGGATGCGCATGGGCAGCCGGTCACCCACACGGTCTGGCTGTCCGACGACACGGCCATCAAGCAGTCGATGCACCGCGAGGGCCAGGCCATGCCGATCGGCGGGTATGTGCGGCTGCAATCGATCCTGGATCAGGCAGAGTTCGTGGAGTCGGACGGATCGACCAGGATGGTGTATTTCCACCAGGGGCCGGACCTGTCCGTCGCCGTCATCAAGTCGGCAGCCCAGGGCACCGAGCTGTACCTGCTGTCCATGCGCCGAGCCAGTCAACGCGAACTGGACGCATCGATCCGGTCAGGGAAGGCCAAGAAGTGGAAGGGTCAGGGGGCACCCGAAAACCCCTGATGTCTCATGCGCGACTGGCTCGCATCTCAGTCGTTTGCACTCCGACCCATCCGGGTGTGGGTCACCTCTTTCGAGGCGGCAGTTCGCTGCGAGATTTTTGCCGCATGAGCTTTCAGCCAGTTTAACGCGACTACGCCATGAGCAACACCCTTTCCATCCAGGTCAGCGATGAAGGCTTCACGACTGGCCTGCAGCGCCTGATCGAGCGCGGCGGCGACACCAGCACGCTCACCTTCCTGATCGGCCAGGGCATCGAGGAGCGCATCGATGCGCGCTTTGCCACCAGCACCGGGCCGGATGGCCAGCGATGGAAGCGCAACAGCTCGGTCACGCTGGCCCGCGAGGCGCTGCGGCTGGCGGTGTCGAAGGGCAACCGCCGCAAGGATGGCGCGCTCAACAAGCGCGGCGCCGAGCGCCTGGCCGCCAAGAAGCCGCTGATCGGCGAGACCGGCGCGCTGCGCGACCAGATCGCCATGCAGCATGACAGCGCTGGGGTGACGGTGGCGGCCTCGGCGGTCTATGCGGCCATCCAGCAGTTCGGCGGCACCCGCGCCGAGTTCGGGCACCTGTGGGGTGACATCCCGGCACGGCCCTTCATGCCGGTCACGCCCGACGGTGACCTGTACCCGGCTGAGGCCGAAGCCATCATGGCCGACCTCAACGATTTCTTCGCGGCGTTGACGTGATGCGCGCGCGCTGCCTGACCGTGCTGGCCTTGGCCCCGGCACTCATGACCCTGACGGGATGTGGTGCCCTGACCGCGGGTCAGATTTCCCAGGACGCCATGCGGGCCTGTCCGCTCACGCGGGAGCTGCAGTTCGACGCCACGCTGCTGGCGTCTCGGGTGCGTGTGGCCTGTTTTTCAGCGTCAGACCGCTGGGCGAGGCCTCCGGGCTCAGCCGAATAGGGCAGGAACCGCGTTAAATCGCGCTCAGTCGCGTTAATCTTTTCCGGGATGATGCCGGGTAGCCCGAGGGTCCGAAAAAGGCGCCACGGGCCTGTATTTCGATGAAGTCACGGCGGCTGACACGAAACTGACGGGCCGCGCACAGTGGCGACATGCCCAGCCCGCACGCCCCTGCCGCAGCACCGCGCCCGATCGAGATCTTCCGTCCCGGTCGGCACACCGCCATGGCGGGCCAGACGCTCGACTTCACCGAGGCCGATCTGGCCGCGACCGTCGCCGCCTACGACCCCGCATTGTCGGAGGCGCCGATCGTCGTCGGGCACCCCCGGCACGACGCCCCGGCCTATGGCTGGGTGCGGGGCCTGAGGCTCAACACGGCCTCAGGCATCGAGGCCGATCCGCACCAGGTCGATCCTGCGTTCGCGGAGATGGTCGCCGCCGGGCGCTTCAAGCGTGTCTCGGCCAGCTTCTACGCCCCGGACGCCCAGAACAACCCCGTGCCGGGCGTGTACTACCTGCGCCACGTCGGTTTTCTCGGGGCTCAGCCGCCGGCCGTGAAGGGCCTGCGCACGCCCGAGTTCGCCGATGGCGAGGCCGGCGTGGTCGAGTTCGCCGAGTGGGACGACGTCAACAACGCCAGCCTGTGGCGCGGCCTGCGCGACTGGCTGCTGGCCAAGTTCGGCAGCGCCGACGCCGACCGGGCCGTCCCCGGCTACCTCGTCCAGTCCGTCGAGCAGGGCGCGCAGGACGAGCTGCGCCAGTCCGATGCCCAGGTGGCCACCACCATCCCTCCCGCCCCCGCATTCGCCGAGGAACCCACGATGACCCCCGAACAGATCGCCGCTCTCCAGGCCGAGAACGCCCGCCTGAAAGCCGATGCCGAAGCACTGCGCCGCAGCCAGGCTGAACTTCGCCGCGCCGCGATCCATGCCGAGAACGTGGCCTTCGCCGAGAAGCTCGGCAGCGAAGGCCGCCTGGCTGTCGCGCACCAGCCGGTGATCGTCGCCGCCCTCGACGCCTTGGGCTCGGGTGAGCAGCCGATCGAGTTCGGCGAGGGCGAGGCCCGCCAGCCGCTGGCCGCCGCCGTGCGCGACGTGCTGGTCAAGCTGCCGCAGTCGGTCGAATTCGCCGAGGTGGCCACGGGTGGGCGCGCTGTGGGCACGCCGGGCGCCGTCGACTTCGCCGCGCCGGTCGGCACCGTCGTCGATCAGGGCTCGCTCGCCCTGCACGCCAAGGTGGTGGCCTACCAGGCCCGCCATCGCACCAGTTACGAAGCGGCGCTCGACGCCGTTCTCGCCGGCGCGGCCTGACCGGCCCGCCGAATCCATCTTCTCCAGGAGCCCGGCATGTCCGCCCAGTCTCGTCCCGTCATGGCGCTGTCGCTGCTCGCGATGGCCACCGTCCCCTATGCGCGCTTCGTGGCGCTGTCCGGCGCGCCGAGCCTGCTGCCCGGCATGCCTGGCGCCGCGCCCGTCGCGACGGCAGGCGTCAAGGCGCTGGCCGTGTCCGGCCGTCCGGCGCTGCTCGGCGAAGCCTTCGACGGCATCGCCCTGGGCACGGCCGTCGTGGAGGCCGGTGGCGCCATCACGGCGGGCGCCGAAGTGGCCAGCGATGCGCAGGGCCGCGCCGTCGCGCAGTCCGGCA